AAATCTACAGAATGAACATGTCGTTCCTAAGATTTTATTTCCTGTAGGCTTACCTCTGAATGTTTCTTCAACTGCATCAAAACATTTTTCAAACTCGTTACTTTGAACAATACTAACATTATCTGCTAGTTTGTCTACTTCTTTTTCTAAGTTTAATCCCTCTGCAGGAACATATTTAAAGCTACCATTAGATTTGTTTACAACCCACCATCCACCTGCTCTTTTATTAGAAGCATGTGCATATCCTGCAAGTTGACCTACATATCCAAACGGATCTTCTTTAGATAAAGAATCAAAAGAATCAAACTTATTTCTGTAAGACCAGTCAGATGCAGATTTAATATCATCTACTGCATCATCCATAACTATGTCATACGTTCCTTCTATTTTAGAGTCTATGGCTAATTCCATAGAAACTTTTTTAGAATCCTCAAAGGCTACACCTGCCTGTCTAAGCAGTCCCTTAAACACAGACTCAACTATGTCCCCTAACATCATGTTCATTACAAAGTTATTAGGAAAAGGTAGTGCTTCTTCTGGTTTGTTTTTCTCAAACCAAAGCTGACAGGTAGGTTTGCCTATGTTAGACATCCTAAGTCTGAACTCTTTCCTAGAATTGTTAGAGCCAAATTGACGGTGTAAAGCTTCTTTTATGTCTTCACATATCTTATTGATATTTTTATCAGACAATACCTTTTTACCGTCAATGGCTTGATCTAAGAATCGGTGCAGTTTTAGTTCTGCCTTGTGATTCATGGTTACTGAACTTTCTCTTCACTTGTGATGTCAATAAAAGTTTCCACAACAGCAGGATCAATGTCCTCTTTGGAATGAACATTCTCATCCCACTGATTCATGATGTACTGGTTGTAGTTAGTAACCCAAGACAGAAGATCACCAAAGAGTTCCTGATCTTTATCAGATGTCTCTACCTTATTGGTAAGGTCTAGCCTTGTGCTAGGCACATAGTAGCTGTTACCATTCGGTAGTTTTCTCTCTTCAGATGAAGCGTACACAGTGTGGTTAACTGGTAGTCTCTTCATCTTAGAAAGTTTTACAAAGACATCACCAACAGTTTTAAATGCTTCACGGTTATCTACTTCCCATATAAAAGGGACATAACCTAGATCAGCGTCACTGCTGTAGTCACCCTCAACTTTAAGAGCTTTATCAAACTTAGCAAGTCCTAGTATAACTCTGACTCGTTTGATCTGTCTGATCAGTTCTTTCTGCTTATCAGGCAGAGAAGCAAAGTCCTGTATATATCCTGCAGGTTTGCCACAGTTGAAGCCACCATCGTTATCCTTTAGATCAACGTTAAGGTTATCAGACATTACTGTCTTAACATAACGATTGGGTGTGCTATCATTGCCCTTGATAAACCTCTTATACATATAACGTTGCATGAAAGGTCTGATCTCAATGTCAGGCTGATAATACTGCCCATCATCAGGCACTTCTAGTTTATAAGAACCAGATGGTATGGTTTCAACATTTACTGTCTTACCATTGATTTCTGTTGTACCCATGATAGGTGTGTGACTAAGCTTTAATCTAGCCAAAGAACTAGCAGACTTCTTAGTGATCTCAGTACCCACAGGTTCTGCTATCCCCATAGCTTTAGCCATATCGTCAAAGTTTCCGTTTATTGTTACTATTTCATTCATATATGTTCTCCTTATAATTTAAAAAAGTGTTATAGTTATATCATTATACATCTTTAGTGTCAAGCCAGTTGTCACCTATTTTTGCATCTAATTTCAAAGGCACATTAAAGTCTATATTCCAACGTGTATCAATGATAGTTTTCATGTTACTATTTATACTCTCTACTACTTGTAAAACTTTATCCACCTCATCAGGGTGAACGTCAATTACTATTGAATCATGCACTGTATTCACAATACAGCTCTGTAAAGGCACAAGCATACTATCAATCGTAATAAGAATTAGTGGCACAATATCTGCTGTAGCAAACGCTTGCACAGGATAGTTCTTAATCTGAGTGAAAAAAGAAACAGTGCCATTGCTTCTCCTAACAACATCAGGGAAAGAAAAAGAACGTCCAGATGGTATAGCTATTCGCCCTGTATTTATAGCTTCATCCCCTAGCTTTTTATGCCAAGCAGATACACCTTCATACTTATCACCAAACTGCTCGTAGTACATAGCTTCTGCTTCAGATCTGCCAAACCCTGTAGCCCCATACAAAGGAGCAAAGGTATGTGCTTTAGCTTCTTGCCTAGACATGGGCTGTCCTGCATCAGTTATTACCTGTGCAGTGTAGCTGTGTACATCAAAGCCTTTTGCTATCTCTGCCATAGCAACTTTGTCCTGCGACAAATATGCTGCAGTTCTAAACTCTAGTTGTGCAAAGTCAGCTTCTAGTATCTTGCCACCTTCCCAACGTGACACAAAGATCTTCTTCACAGGGAACGTGCCACCTCTAGGCATGTTCTGCATGTTAGGATCTGCACCACTAAATCTTCCTGTAGATGTGCGATGCTGTAGTAATCTAACATGTAGCTTACCATCAGGCTTAGTGTATGTAGATATACCCTCTACAAAACTAGATAGATATGTATCTAAGGCAGATAGTCTACGTACATTCTTGAGAAACAACTCTGCCTTTGTATTACCTGTGCGCTTTGCATAGTGTTCAAGTATCTCAAGGTTTAGTTTGTTTGTACTAAAACCATTTGCACTTACCCACTTAGCCGTGGGTGCAGAGAATCTTAGACCTGCTATCTGTGGTCTAGGTGTATATATCCACCCTGATTCATCACACCTATGACACTTGTTGGGTTTCTTAAAAGGCTTGCCATCCTTCTTAATCTTAGTAATCTTGCCACGTCCTCTACATACAGGACATGTACTAGCTGTGACTTTATATACTACTTCACTATGTGCAGACACTGCATCTAAAAATAAACCTTTGTTCATGTATGGCTCAAAGTTGTTTGCCCACATAGCTTTGTCTTTAGGTTTACGACTATATATAACCCAAGACAACTGCTCTGGGCTATTAAGATTAATAGGTCTGTCACCCATAAGATCACGAACTTGTTGGCTGAGATCATTCCAAATACTAACCTTCTCTTTCTCAAACTCCTTGCGTACTTCATCAAGCTTCTTTAAATCTACACTAAACCCACGCTGATATATCTTACACAAACAAACAGCAACCATATTGGTATGTGTGACTGTGTCCATGAGGTCAGCATCACCATTGCTAAGTCTGTGATGTATCTTATCAGCCAGATCATATGTAGCACGTAAGTCATGCAGTAAATATTCTGATAGCTCATCGTGTGGTATCTCTGATACAGAAACACCACTCTTGAAATAGTCTTTCATAGTGTCCTGCTTCTTGTTAGATAGCATGTACCGTTCTGCACATTGCTCCAATGACAGAGGTTGTTTCTGTCCACGTTGCAGTACATACTCACCAAGCATAGTGTCAAACACAATGCCATCATACTTGAATCCAGACTCCCATAACCATATAAGGTCATGTGATACATTGTGACATACAAGCACAGTAGCTTTGTCTAACTGCTCCTGTACAACAGCATGACCATTGGGTGTAGGTAACTCGTGAGCATGATCAAATGTCACGACTCTTTCCCAGTTATCTGTCTTCATACCTACCATAACAAGACTGTTGCTACCCTCAAAAGGATCTAAGTGTAGCTTGTCATTACGTTTTGTTACAGTGTTCTCTACGTCTAATACTAATCTCATTTGTCTTCCTTTAGTTGAACCAGTTCAGCTTCCTGATAAGGTATGTGAAAGAAATGCTCATACCTTCTAGCATTAGATAGATATATTTCTTGCACAGTTTCAGGTGTAAACTGGTAATCTTTTATTCTCCATGCATACTCCATGTCACCTCTTATAACATAAAAATTAAAGAATGCATCTTTTTCATTCATCTCTTTAAATTTATTTAATAATTTAAATTTACGATAGGGAATCCTAATCTCTTTCCAAGATGGTAGCCAATCCCCAAACCATTGTCTCTTCATCTCAACTTCAGAGTAGTAAGTATTGCCATTCTTTTCACTCTTTATATCAAAGGAGTAATCTTCTTCGGTAGACAATATAGTGTGTCCATTGTTAATTAAGTAACCTGACACTGCTTCTTTAGCTACACCATCATTATTGGCATACGAGTGTGGTCTAAACTTTCTGTAATACGCACCTTTTATTGGTTTAAATGTAGTCATGCTGTGTACCTCGCTGTCTTGTAGTCTAGTTCACAGACAATCTTGCCATGCCAACCAGATAGTTTGTTCTTTACAACGTTGATATGTCTCTGAGGAGATTGTTCCTCTTCACCTTCAACGTCAGGGTTCTTGGCAAGTAGTAGCATAAGATCTGCTTCGGCAGCCTTACCTGTTCTACTACCTTCCATCATGGCTTGGTTAAGTATAACCTTGCCCTCTGCTTCTGCAGATAGCTGTGACATATAGAATATAGCACAGTTATATTGCTTTGCAATCATTCTTGCATGTACAGCATTAGCCTTGAGTGCTTCATCTTGCCTAGCAAATCCTGCTGTCTTGGCAAACTTGTCACCCATGTCTAATATAACGACATCAGGTTTAAAAGACTTAGCAATGCTTTCAACCCATGCCATGTCTCGCCCTGTAGAATCATACAGCTTAATGTTATCCTTCACGGCAGAGTATCTCTCGTGTGCAACCTTGGGATTATCTTTGATCTCGTATTGATTCATGTTAGAACTTGCAGTCAGGTAACGCATACCCACCCTATGCACAGACTCTTCGTTACATAACACAACACATCTAGCACCCTGTCTGGCAAAGCCATTGTCACCTGCAATCATAGACGCATGAAAAGATGTCTTGCCTGTATTTGGTCTAGCTCCAACTTCTATCAAGTGTCCCTCATTCACACCCTCTATCTTACGTGTAAGACTAGGTATGTTAAATGCCCAACGTGCTTCCATTGCATTCTTTGCAAGCAAAGTCTCAATAGATATATCAGCCCACTCTATGTTCATGGTAGGGATGAAGTCATCACCATACTGCTCTAACAGATTGCGTAGAGGTTCAAGGCTAGACTGTGATCCATTTACATAATCAAAGCCAAGGTTGGCTATCTCTTCACCCACCACTTGCTGAAACAACTTAGACAATACCTCTTGTGCTACATCATTACCAAGAGGTGACTCCTTCTTGATACGTGTAAACAGATCACCATAGGCTTGTTTCTGTGCAGTGGTAAGTGTAGGATTGTTTGCCATAAACAAGACCTCAACCTCATCAGGCGTGACAGTCCTGTCATACTGTTGCATGGCATAATCCACAGAGTTTTTTATCTTTCGCATGTCTTTGGTAAATAGTTTATCAGGACAACGAATACCTCTATGATCGTCATAGAAGTCTTTATTCATCAGACTACGTATTAATGCTTGTTCCATTTAGTTCTTCTCCTATTGCTGTTAGTTTTTCAATGTCGTTAGGATGCTTGTATTTCAAATCATCAGTTAATCTAAGTACCTTTACCGTGTTTACTACACTCCTGAGATCTTTACACATCTCTGTTGCCTTGGGTAGGGCATCAGGATCAAGAGCTACGATTGCTGAAGAGAACTGTGACAAGTACCTCTTGTGTATATCAGACAGTGATGTGCCTAACACAGCAACCCCAACATACACGTCACTGCCTACAACTACGGCACTGACACAGTCCTCAACAACTACAGCGACTTTACCACAACCAGATGTAAATGGCAACCCACTATTCCCATATCTTTTCCACTTAGGCAAACTATTTCTGAGACTTCGTCCTATTGCATCAACTATGATGCCATCATGTACAATGGGAAACACTGCACGATTATCTTTTACATCGTGATATAGTCCACCCATCAGGTCAAACCTTTCAATAAATCTAGTAACGTCAGGCTGTCCCTTGTACGGCACAACATATTCTGGCATTACGAAATGTTCAGCCTGTTTCTCCTCTTTATGTAGAGTTCTCTTTATGTCCTCTACAGATAGATGCACAGGCTTAGACCCACTAATATTACAAGAAGCTTTATAACAATTCCACAGCATTCTGCCCATATTGTTTGTGATGGTGAAGGTCTTGAACCCACCACACTCAGGACAGTTCATTCTTTTTGTTTCACCATTTAATATATCTATATCACTTATAATGTTATATATACTATACATTGTATTTACTCCTTGTATTAAGAGCATTTTTAGCACTCTCATAAGTGTGTTTCATGTACGGCTTGACAGATTGTACATTTGTGTGACCTGTCACTGACATAAGTTGCCCCATTGGGACTCCACTGTCAATCATTTCTGTAACTCCTGTTCTTCTGAGATCCATAAGTCGGAGTTCATCAGGCAGGTTTAAATGCTTCATGACACGCTTTGCAATCTTTGATACACTTTCCAACCCATAGGGCTTGTACTCGCCCTGTATGGGGCTTACATTGGGAGCTACGTACTGTTGAAAGCCAAAGTCACCCTGCTGTTCATACAGCATGTCATACAAGCTATCACTTATAGGCAGAAACACCTTTGATCTACGCTTGGACTGCTCTAGTGTGAGCATACCCTTGTCCATGTCAAGGTCATTCCAAGTGAGCAAACGCATGTCACCTATCCTCTGACACCACTCGTATGCCATCTGCACTATCAAGCCAATGCTTCTATACTCGTAGTTTGCATAAGCATAGTCAAGAAATTGACGCACATGTTCTTTTGCCCACACTACACGTCTAGGTTTGGTAGACTTACGTCTTATGTTAGAGAATGGATTGTGATTTCCATACTCCATCTCAGTTGCATAGTTGTAAATGCGTGATGCAATACTGCACACATGGTTTGCAAGTGACACACCACGTTTGACCCATAGTTCATAAGCCCTTTTAGCCAACCTACTAGATATAGTATGCCACTTTTTCTCACCTAAATCTAGGCAAAGTATCTTAATAAAGTAGATGTAATCAGCTTTAGTTGAGTCACGTAAGGCATTGAAATCATTAGACAAAAGATATATGTCACATAATTCTGACAGGGTAGTAGATCGTGTGACCACAGACTCTGTCAGCATTTCCTCACGATATTCATCTATCAATTTATTTAATTCATCTGCAACTTTTTTTGCTTCATTAAAATTTTTACCAAGTTCTCTGCGAGATACTATACCACTGTCAATTAATTGACGAGGGGGATTAAACCTAAATGTCCGATCCCCCTTGGGTGTGTACCTCTTGTACATATAACGAGGTAGATTCATTAGGCAGCAACCAGTTCTTTGAACTGCTTTGATGATACCCACTTGGTAACTTCCTGCTCTCTTCTCCACATGCTGATAGAGTTGGTGTCATTGCCTGTGTTACGTAGCTTGAAACCATTTCTCTCATCTGCATATGATGCATAGTTAGTAAACGCAGAGTATAATGCAAAAGCATTACGTCCTCTTTTACCTATCTCTTGTCCATATAAGGAAAGCATCTTCTCACTTTTATCTTCAGAACCCATGAGAGAGTTTAGCATTTTTTGAACACTCTCATCATCAAGAGGTGTATCAGCCCACACTTGTAGCTGTTCAGCCTGTGAATAGAAGTCACTGTTAGCATCCTCTAGCTCCTTGATAAAGTTAGACATGCTAAAGTTAGTAGTGTTCTTTCTTCGCACCTTGTCATGCTCACCTCTAATCATACCATTAGTGCAGAAGAAATCTATAGCACCAAAAAACACTTGGTTAGAACACAAACCATCCACACCATGCAGGGCTATCACTCGCTGTGATATTTCTGTCTGTTGCTTGTCTGTTGTGATCAATGCCTTAGTGCTAGGCATAGTAGCATCAAGCATAGCAAATGCACCATCACGTGCAGTATTCCATTTGATCTGCACACCTTTCATTGCTTCTTCACCTAGCTGTTCAGACATAGTGTTCCACACTTTGTCATAAAACTCTGCATGTGTAACAGAGTTGAACTTACTACCAACAATACCGATGACCTTATCGGTGGCATTGTTAATCACATACTTCTTACCTGCCATACGTGTAGGCTCAGTGCGTGTAGTAAAATCTATATACTCAGGTATTTCTAGTCCGTTGTTTGTAAAATCTAAAGCCATGTTAGTTCTCCTTATGTTGTTTATGTGTTAAAGATATACTATAT